GTTGGAGTTGGATATATTACAGCTGGTGGTCCAATAAAAAGAGCACCTGGTGACCTAATACTCAATAATCCCATAACAACTTGATTTGAAGTAATATTACCTTGTGCTACTATTGATTGTTGGCAACCTATGTCTCCCTGTACATAAAAATCTCCACCCACATTGAGAGTTTTACAAGTTAATTCTATATCATCACCTGAAGAAATTTTCAATTCTTTATTCGCAGTGAGATTCATGTCACCTTTACTGGTTATATTACATGTGCCATTAACAATACCTGTATAATTTCCTTTGACACTTGAATATGAATCTCCTTTAACTTCAATTGCAGCATTACCATCTATGTGTATACTACATGATCCTTTGACTGATACTTTTTTATTTTTTAAAATAATTTCATATCCATCACCATAAATCTTATGAACCTCATCACCCTTTGGATGCATTTCCAGAAAAGTTCCATCTCTATGGTGTAATCTAAGTCTTTCACGTTTAGGTGTATCATCCATTTCAAATGAATGTCCCGATTCAGTTTGAATTACATTATTATATGGATAAACTGGTCGTGTACCTTCCTGTGCATCGGCCACAGAAGGTGGTTCCATTATTGTATTCCAATCACTGGAAGTTTTTCCGTTTGTGTATGCCATATTATATGTTAACTCATTATTGTTGAAGCATTTGCAGTATTAGGACATTTAAATGGAGCACATTGTAATATTCCACCAAATGATGATCCTAACGATGATGCCATATCCTTTAATGAATTCATAATATTACTCAAAAAACTAGAAATACATTCCATCAGATAACCAACAAATCTGACCGGTAATGTTACAATCCAGGTTATTATTGCGGTTATTGCGGTTATAGTTGATAAGATACAAGTAATCATTTCTTTAATGAAACAAATTATTTTCATAATTTGTTTTAAAACTCTACAAACTTGTTCCACAAAATTTCTAATATGGTCTAATATTGGCATACTTGAAGCCGCTAGAAACCATGCATATCTAACTAATCTATAAGTTCTTACTTCAATAGATTTTTGAAATTTAAATAAACATGAATCGATGTTTATAGCACTAACGAAATTACAATTAAATGATAGATTTAAATTTGCAACACCAACGCCAGTTTCACAATTAACACCTCTAAAATATGTTCCCGGTCCACTTGGAGCTCCCTTTTTTGGTCTGTCATTGGTTGATTTTTCTGGAGGTTGAGGAGGATTTGATTCTTTAATTGTAAATCCACTACCTGTAACCCATTGGTCGACAGGTGTAGCATAAAAAGGTTCAACTTTACTGTTACATTTATCTCCGGCTGATGTGCTTGCATTTTGAGCACTATTAACCGCAGCACCCAATTCATCCGAGTTTACTTTAACACCTTTGAGTTGATAATCACCTGGTACTTTTGTATTATTGACCTGGTTTATTGATGAACCCAAACCAGCTATATCCAAATTGGCCATTTTGCAACCTTTTAATTGTTATTATCTTGTTTTATACCGGGTAAAACACCCATCATTATTGGAAATTGTGCCGATTCACCATCCATAAAGAATCCAACAACCCATTCACCCGGCATTGGTGCCTGCCAAGTTTTTGATGCATTGACAGGATACATTGGTTGTGACCAAGGTAAATCTTTAGTTGGCAATAATGCTTGGTTATCAGTATGCCATCCAAATATTCTAACCTGACATCTTCCCATATTCAATGGGTCCATCCTATTCTCTATGATTCCCACCCACCAAACAAAGCCATTTAATCCTATAAAATTATTTTTATCTATCATATTAAATTACTTCCAAGGGCCGGCCGAATTTTCTGATATTCTTGTATCTTTTGAGAGTTCAACTACTGTTATATATCTCGTTAAATTAATTATATGACGAACCGCGGTAATTAAATAATTACCACTTAAAATACGGTCATTGTCTTTTTCACCGTTGTTGTAATCAACTTCTGTATTAAGTATATTTATTTTAACAACTTTACCAGCAATTAAATTTGAATTTCCCGGAACCATAATCTTAATCTTTGTGTATGATGATAATTCAAGTTGTGCTATTCTATTAATAATATATTTTTCAACAAAAATATCATTAGTTAAAGCACCAGGTTTATTATTTTGTTTTAAATATTCTTGATTTAATTGTGTGGAATTGGATAACATCAATCTTAATGGGCCAGCTTCAAAATTACTTGGAACTGGATCATTTAGTTTTTTTCCAAATCTGTCCTTGTAAATGCCATCGGTGTCATCAGGAACATTTATTATTTTATCATCATTTAATTTTTTGGACTGTTCGTAATATTCATCATAATCAAAATCTTTATTTGTATCTTTATTGTAATATTTTCTTGTCAATGGATCAAAAGATATTATTCTATTATAATAGGTACCTTTCATAACACCATTTAAGGTGTCCATATTACTTAAAATTTCAAGTTTAAATATTGTGAAAAAATCAATAAAACCTTCACCTGATAGAGATGTTACATTTTTTGCACTATAAAAATATTCATCAATTGGACTTTGTTGATATAATGTTTGTAGTGATTTGAATTTATAACCATTATAATTTTGAAAGAATAACATATCAGCACCAGGCGCACCATTATTAGGTAAAGCATAAGTGGCCAACCAATTAATTGTCTCGTAAATTTTTTTATTGGGTAATACAAAATCATATAAACCAATAGTATTTTCTATATCAATATTATTTGGAGTATTTAAAAAATTCTTCAAAACATCGTTTATGATACTTGAAATGGAAGATTTTTTATATGATTTACAAACTCTATATCTTTCCGACATTATCAAATCTTCATCACAGAAATTTATAGTATATGTTTCAAAATTAGTACTTTTGTCATAATGTCTATCTGATATTGAAAATACGAAAAAAGTACCAGTTATAGGATCACCACCTAGAGCTCTAGTAAAACTAATTTTTACTTTTTCATAACCTTGCATTGCATCAATATTACCCACAGCATCGGATATAGCTATTCTTCCCGACACAGAATTATTAAAAATATCTTCATAATAATTCAACTCAACGAAGTAATTTTTTAATTCCAAAACTTCTTTGTTGTTGGCATCTATAAGTGTAATTGTTTCTAAAGTATAATCAGTTGATTGTTTAATATCAGTAATCGCAGCAGTCATATTACTTACTCATTAACTTGGCAAATTGATTTTCTGTACTGGGTATATAATCACTATTCAAAAGATATATTCTTCTTTTTGATTCATTTAGTTCTTGTTCGTAAATATAAATTGAAACCGCTCGTTTCTCTGTAGTTTTTGTTACATGTATCATTGTATTTGCATCACCATAATAACTATTTGTAACAGAACCTTCAACTAGTGTATTATAAGTATCATGGTCAATTTGTGTTGTTATTTTTTGAATTTCTTCGTCAAAATCATTTGATATGCTTATGGTCTGTTCATAATGATGATTTGTTATTTGGCTGTATTCCAAACCGGATATATTGTTTGCATTATTTTTGTATGCATTATTCAAGTGATTAATGAATTGTTGATTTGTTAATGGCCACGAATCTTGTGGATCAACAATACTATTTGCATACAATACCGTCCAATATCTATATGTGTCATTATAATATTTGTAAGAAATAATCTCCGGAGTATCTGTATCCTGGATATCGTATTGATAGAATGCTAATACATTCCTGAGTAAAGAAGGTAAAAAATAAGCTCGGGTTATGATATTATTAATAGTTATATCATTATTATTAAAATCTTTTTGAGTTATTAATGGAAGTGTATTGAAATATTTCATTTAAAAACTCTTTATGATCCAATTGAATTTAAGGATTTCAAGAATGATGATCTTGAACTTTTTTGTAATAATACATTCTTATCAACAATATCAGTTTCTTTAAAATTTAAAGTCATTCTAGTTTGAATAGGACTGCCATCCGTATAAGCAGCCCACCCATTCGGTGCATAATCAACAGTCATATTAGTTAACACACAAGGATGATAAATTTCACATACTTTTGCTGGACCTAATTCGGACGGTGTTATATTCATTCCTAATTTGCTGAAGAAGTTGGAAACAATACCGGTCAAACCTGTATCACCAGTAAATCCAAAACTAATTTCAAAAACTTCCGGAGGTTTTAAAAACTGATGACTTTTTGCACCCAATGTTTTTGGTACAGAATAATAAGTAAATGATTGAATAATCTTATCCACCGACTCAGCTTCTTTCTTTGAATTAGGTGTGAATAAAAATTCAAATTGAAATTCTCTTAGACCTATTGATTTATACAACATCTGCAATTGTGGATTTGGCACCTGTTTAAAAGCATTTGCTGCCAGTTTTCCTCCTGTACCTACTATACCATCGCCACCCTTTGATAAATAATTTGCTGCTTCTGTACCTACAGCTGATGGCCAACTGATTTGATTACCGGTGTCCACATTTGTGCCATTTTTACCAAACATACCATCCGAAACGACTGCTGCACCAAACATAACCGGACCAAGTTGTTCAGTCAAACTCACCTGTGTCCAATCGTGGTTGAAAGAAGTAAACAGTGTGTCGGGCATATATAAAGATAAGGTCGATAGTGTATTTTCAGTTACTCCGGGCTTCAGTGAACCTGATAGGTTTGTTGGATCCAAATTATATTTAAATTCCTTTACACGAAATTGTATTGCATGTCCATAAATTGGGTTTGTGGCCAAATCTATTGGATACGACAGGTTTGTTGGTTGCAAAGGATTTGAAAATAATTTATATAACAAATTCATTGGCACCGCAACGCCATTTACTGCAAGTGGTATTAATTCGATATTGGCCATTTTTATAAATATCTCGTTTTGCTGAGTTTATACATATTTATATGAGTTATAAAGGAAAATTTACACCAAGAAATCTACAAAAATAGATAACACATAATGCAATTAATATTATATGTCAATATATCATCTCTTCACTCCGACTGATATCAATTCATCTTCTGTTAAAATTTTAAATTTCCACCCTCGATCTGATGCATATTCCTCGGCCGCTTTCCATTTTGCTGAATTTATTCCCCAAGTGTAAACTTCATTTATATACTTTTTGGTAATTTTAGTTTTCTTTATTGGTTCTATTGTCTGGTATTTTGGTTTTATTTCTATGAGATAGGTGTCTATCTTGTTATCTTTATTTCTAATCTGCACATAAAAATCAACAAAATATCTTCTAGTGTGACCCCGTAAAGGATCTTTGTAGGGAATTACAATTTCTTCACTTGACCAACTTACGACACTATCTGTTTTATCCAACCAAGACATATACTTACATTCCCATGTTGATCTCCACACAATATTAGTATGATTACCTTTATATTTTTGTGGATTTTTTGGTGTAAATTTACCCATATATGCCATGTTTCCTCCATTCTCTTTTATGAGTCTAACTCTAGATGTGGACATTTTTTCTAAAGTTTCATTTTTGTGTTTTTTATTTTTCTATGAAGGAGGGGGATGATTTAAAAATCTATCCAATACTTTTTTTGTTCTAGGATATTCATTTTTATTTTTTGATCCTTTTGGCCTACCAACACTAAAATTGTTATTTAACATCTGTGTACTCAATTTAATTTTTCGTATTTGTCCTTTTTCACCGGACCATTGTTTATCTGCGCTCAATTTACTTGCACAAGAATGACAGTTTGTAGTATAACCCTTTATAAATCCTTTATATGGTGTGCAAATTCCACACACATTACAAAATTCTTCTCCACCTTTCTTCAAATATTTGTCATAATAAGATTTCGAATTCAGATTATGTGATTTTAGGTGATTTGTTAGTGCATTATGATGATGAAATTCTTTATCACAAATAAGACATTTGAATGGTGAATAAATACTCATGCTGATACTCCTGTATAGTGTTAGAATGGGTAAGGACGGCAATCCTGTGACCCATACCTATTTATACATAAATACAGATATGACATCAAAACTCACACAATTAACACAACAAAAGACCGCGGCTCAATTACAAACAATGAGTCGGGAATCTTATTCGTGGTTGAAAAATAAAATTTCTGACCTTAGAAATCCTTCAGCAATACCAAGAACAATAAATGCTGAAAGAGATAGACACACCACAAAATTTTTACTCGGTGGTCTGTATTATTTTTATTATGATCCAAAATTTAAGAATGAATTGCCATATTATGATAAATTTCCACTAGTATTAACTTTAGAAAGGTACGGAGATGGTTTTCTTGGTTTAAATTTGCACTATTTACCAATTAAGTATCGGATTGCATTTATGGATAAGTTATTACCATTTGCATTGTATAATGATGAAGATGAAATTAAAAGATTGAGGGTGACATATGACATTCTAAATGCATCTAGGAGATTTAGAGAATTTAGACCTTGTATAAAAAGGTATTCATATTCTCACATTAGGTCAAAGATATTAAAAGTTCAACCTAATGAATGGGATGTTGCAGTAATGTTGCCTGTACATCAATTTAAAAAAGCACAACCAAAAGAAATCTGGCAAGATTCAATTAACGAGATTAAGGACTCATAAAGATGTCAAGAGCAAATGTAAGGGATTTTGTTGCAAGTTTTAATAAAGATTTAGCTAAAACAGCTAGATTTGATGTTTTTATTCCTGTTCCTTTTGTTATGGCACCATTCTTTTCTGACATGGGTACAAAATTGACATTACGTTGCGAAAGTACTCAAATGCCAGGTAGAACATTTGCAACAGCAGATAGAAAGATTGGTTCAGTACCAATACAAAAACTTCCATATCAAACAACATATAACGATATATCAATGACATTTATTGTTGGTGGAGATATGAAAGAAAAATTGTTTTTTGACCAGTGGCAAGAACTTATGAATCCTGCTGCAAATTACAATTTTAGGTATAAATTTGATTACACCACGGAAATTGCAATTAATCAATATGACCACCAAAATAATATGGTGTATCGTGCTGTATTAATTGATGCATTTCCTTTGGCAGTCAATGAAATGGAACTTGATTGGTCTTCTGAAGGACACCACAAACTTACCGTTTTATTTGGATATTCAAGTTGGCAACTTGGAGAAATCAAAGGAATATTAGAAAATGCTGGTCTGAACCTTATAGAAACTTTTATAGGTGGATAATTTTAAACAAACTGATTTGAAGGAGATATAAAATGGCATTGCCAAAAATAGATACACCAATTTTTTACATTAAGTTGCCCTTATCAAAAAAGGAAATTAAATTTAGGCCTTTCCTGGTGAAGGAACAGAAGAATCTTTTGATGGCTCTTGAGGCTGATGATAAAGAAACTATTGAAAGAAACATCAGACAGATTTTGCATAATTGCACACTGACGGAAAATATCAACATTGATAAATTACCTGTTGTTGATGTTGAATATTATTTCATCAATCTTCGTGCAAAATCTGTTGGTGAAATTGTGGAAAACAATTACATCTGCAATAATGAAGTTGAAGGTGAAAGGTGTGGAAATAAAATGAAAGTTGAAATCGACTTGAATGAAATTCAGGTTGGTGAAGTTAACGATGACGATTCCAATATTCAACTTACAAATAAAATATCAATTAAGTTAAAGTATCCAGAATTTTCTATTATAGAAAAATTAACCGAAAGTGAAAATTCTGTAGAAACTGCATTTAAAATTATTGTGGATTCTATTGAACATATTTTTGATGGTGACCAGTATTATTATGCAAATGAATCCACACCGCAAGAATTGATGGATTTTTTAGAGTCATTGAACCAAGACCAATTTGTGAAATTAGAAAAATTCTTTGATACAATTCCAAAGATTAGAAAGGATGTTGAAATTAAATGTAATAAATGTGGATTTGACCACAGTATTACAGTGGAGGGACTTGAAAATTTTTTCGGATAATTTTTCGTCATGATAACTTGAGTAATTATTATAAAACAAATTTCTCTTTGATGCAACACCATAAGTACAGTCTTACTGAATTGGAAGCAATGATACCTTGGGAAAGAGAAATTTATGTGACCTTATTGATACAATATATCGAACAAGAAAATGAACGGATAAAACAACAGAAACGATAATGGCATATTTACCAACAGTAAATGAATTTCCTGAATCAGTAGATAAGGATTTGGTTAAAGAAAAGATAAACAAAATTGTCAAATCACTTAAAATGAGATTTGATGTTTCCACTTTGTCTACAAAAATAGTAACTGCATATCCAAAATTGAATGAAGAAATTAAACCAGCATCGATTAAGAAAGAAGGCATCAATGTTAATATACTGAAAAGATTATATGCATTTATTGTTAGTGATGAATATGCAAAAGAACAGACTTTAAAATTTGAAAAAAAGGAAAAGGAAATAACCGAAAAGGAAGATGAAGAAAGGGAATTAACAATTATAAAGTATGTTGCTGTTGAAGGTGAAAAGGAAAATGAAGAAAAAGAAGAAGGTATTTTAAGCAAACTATTCCGTTATTATTCATATTATAAAATGGGAAAGTTTGCTTATGATCATTGGTCCCAAATTGAAAAGTTTTTGGGTATAGAGGGTCTTTCTACAACTATAAGCAATATCAGCAAAGAGTTAGGTATTGACAAAATAATTGATAGTATTTCCCACACGATTAATGATATTATGAAAGGTTTTTCTGAAAGAACAGGAATAAATTTAGGCAGTTTTGGTGATTCTGCGGGGTCCGATTACGTTCCTGATGGATTGACCAAAAATGAAAGATCCAAAGAAGCTATGAAATTTTTTATGTCTAAGGGATGGACAAAAGAACAATCCGCAGGCATTGTTGGTAATTTAATGGTCGAATCTGGTGGTTTTAGTGAAGGTGTTATTTCCGGCAAAAAGAAAGGTGACAGTGGAAAAGCCGTGGGTATTGCCCAATGGCATCCTGATAGACAAGAAAATTTTAAGAAAAGATATGGAAAGTCAATTGAAGGTTCATCATTCAAAGAACAATTGGATTTTGTCAATTATGAACTAACTCAGGGTCAAGAGAGAGGTGCAGGTAAACAAATTAAGGCAACTACATCAGCTGAAGAATCAGCAAGAGTCACCGATATAGCGTATGAGCGATCATCTGGAGAACATAGAGGCAAAAGAGTAGGATATGCCAAAGCACTGGTTTCTGAAGATTTAACCACAACCACACCAGCAACTACTCCAGTAACAACCACACCAGCAACTACTCCAGTAACAACCACACCAGCAACTACTCCATCAACACCAGCAACTACTCCAGCAACACCAGCAGCAACACCAGCACCAGCAACACCAGCACCAGCAACACCAGTATCACAAACATTTCCTGTCACAGATACAGGAAAAGCAACAAGAGTACCAAAGACACCTTCCGGACCACTAGATTTAGCTCAATCATTTTTGGGTAAAAGTGAAGGAAATGCAGATGATGAATTAAATGCATTTATCGGACAGAACTTTGGATCGTTTAATGTTAAGAAAACACCTTGGTGTGCAGCATTTGTAAATTCTGTACTACACGCTTCCGGTTATAAAGGAACAGGAAGGGCGGATGCCAAAAGTTTTTTGAATATGCCTGGTGTTGTTTATGACAGACTGACAGACAAAGGAAATGTACAAGATGCAAAACCTGGTGATATAGCTGTTTTCACTAGAAAGGGTGGTGGCCATGTTGCTTTCGTTAAGTCAGTTGACATGACTGGTATCACAGTTGTGGGTGGAAATCAATCGGATAATAGTTCTGGTGGTCGGGTGTCAGTAGTAAAAAGAAGTTTTAAAGACCTTTTGGGTATAAGAAGGCCTGGAGAGTCCGGTGAGATTACATTATTGTCAAAAAATACACCTGTGACAGATACACCAAATGCACCTAAAAGTGACAAAATTGATACTGGAGCTTTCATGGAAGAAGCAAAAAACCAGTATTTAAAGTTCTCATCTCTTATGTCCGATTTAAACGATCCAGAGAAACGTAAAGAAATAGAAGATAAATTGCAAAATACATTTAAAGATATACCAAGAAAAGAAAAAATGGTTCCAAACTTAGGTCAATTTTTTCAGCAAAATACTACTATAATCAATAATAAACAAGAAAAAAGATATATTAGTAATTTTTCTACTAATCGTCAAGAGGATTTACCAGCAATGTTTATAGATCCGGGATTACCAAATGGCTAAGAAAAAAACAGTTAGTAAGATAGCATTAGTAACGGAATCTCTTCGTTCTCAAAATCAACAAATATCTGATTTGCAAAAAGATGTTTCTGAATTGGAAAACATTGCTCTTCTGATACTTGAAAAAGTGAGAAGAATGGAAAAATATCCCGTGGTTCAAACCAAAAAAGGTAAATTGATACCATCAAAAGTCGGTCCGGGTAAGAGTGCTACATTGCAAGCAGCAAATGATCCTATGATCGGTGACACTGAAAAGAATACTGCAAACGATATTCTGATGAAAATTTATAATTTCATGGTTAAGAATGCAGAGAAACAGAGAAAAGAAAAGGATCTTGAAAAGAACTTTGAACAAGAAAATAAACAGGAAAAACAAAGAAGGTATGAGAAGGTAGTCAAAGAAGTTGGTTTGGATCCAAGCAAATTAAAAAAGAGGGGATTTCTATCAACAGCCGGAAAATTAGTAAAAGGTACTTTTTGGGCTGGACTCGGACTGGCTATAACCGGTTTAATATACTTGTTTAGGGATGAAATAAAAGAATTTGGTAAAAAACTCTATAATAATATATCAGATTTGGGTAACACTATCGTAAAAGGACTAGATTTTATTAGTGGTATACTGAAAGAGATGACGAAATTATACGATGAATATGTGAAACCTTTAATAGAAAAAGTAAAAGAAAGTTCAATATTCAAGGGTTTAACTGATAGTACTAAAACATTATCTGGCGGAGTTCAGGAAACATTTAAAGAAATTGTCGATTGGGTGACCAACCAAATAACAAGTTTGGCTGACACTATAATGAATTTTTTATCTGAAAATTTACCCAAATTTATAGGTAATGTATTATCTTCTGTTATGTCCACCGTAATGAATTATGCCAAAGAAAATCCAGGTTCTATTGCTACAGCAATAGCAGGTATGTTTGGTCCTTGGTGGATGAAAGCAATTGCTACATTAACTGGTATTAAAAAAACTGTCACTGCTGTATCAGGTTTTGCAAAAGATGTAAGATATGGTGAAGAATCTGAATCTAAAATTAAAGAAGCGATAGGAATGGACCCGCATGGTGTTATCAATAAAGATAATGCTGATGATTTTCAAGATGTGCTTGATAAACCAGATATTCTAAGAAAACTTGCAAAAAAATCTCCAAAAGAAACAGACAAAGGTTATTCTGAAAGAATACAGAAACAAAATAAGTTATTAGAAGAATCCAGATATGCACAATTAAATCACATCAATGATTTATTAAAGGGCACCGATTATCATATTGATATGGATTCATACAATAAAGATATGGCTGCACAACCAACTGAAATTGATAGAATGAAACTTGACATTTCACCTTATATTGTTAATAATGAAGGAATACATTTAAAGAGTAGGAAAGAACTATATGATTTATTAGGACCGTTATATCTAGCTAAAAAAGTGGAACAACCATTGAAGAGTGGTATACAATCCGTGGCTGCTGGTATAAAAGAAAGTGTAACCGGAAAAATCAACACAGCCCGTGATGAAATTGTAAATTC